TCCAGCCTTTTCCTGCACGCAATAGTATATGTCCTCATTGTGGTGTGCGTGTCAAAGCTGCCGCTGAAGGGCGTACGCTGAAACAGGTAGAAGGCGATCTGTTTGAGTTATCACCCGACATACTGGCACAAATGCGAGGCGAGGCAGATCGGATCATGGAATCACCAGATGATGTTAAAAACCGAATGCTACATGCCGGTGCGCCGCAGATTGCTGCCGCTGGTGCAGCAAAACAGCACAGGTTACGACAGGAAGCCCAAACCGCATTACGTAGCACCATGGAAATCTACGGTGGCTGGTCGCGTGATTTAGGGATCGATGAGCGTACAGCACAAATAATTTTTTACAAAACTTTCGGTATCGATGTGCTGAGTGCCCAGTCGGTAGGACGTAATGAGGCGGAAGTGCTCAAGGAACGTGTGCGTAATCACTTATTGCAAATGGGAGTAGCGACGTGAAATTAACCAAAAAACAGCGCGAAGATTTGCGCATGAAGTTCAGGGGGCATTGCGCTTACTGTGGTTGTGAATTACCAGAAAAGGGATGGCATGTAGATCATATTGAGCCGATTTTTCGTGGTAGAGATTTTAACTATAGTGTTACGGATGCCGGAAAGTTAGAATTTAGCAGCAGAGTAACAGAACGTGAATCATTAGACGTTATTGAAAATATGACCCCGGCTTGCAAGCAATGTAATCTATTTAAAGGTGGTCATACCGTTGAAAGTTTCCGTGAACAGATATCACACCAGGTGGAACGTGCACGATCATACAGTGTCAATTTCCGTACAGCGGAGCGCTTCGGATTAATCATTACGATTAATATACCTGTCGTTTTCTACTTCGAGACTTACAATAATGATACCACTGACTGAATGGGCACATAAGCATGGTGTGACCGGTGCTGCATTACGTGAACTGATCGAGATACTCGAACCGGTCAGTAACCATACACCTGATGCAATCATTTACCAGTCTGAGGCGGCAGTCCAGGCGCAGATTGTGCTGGAAGCACCACGACATGGCGCATCACTATGGCGTAATAACAAAGGTGCCACGGTTGATAAAACCGGGAGACTGATCCGTTATGGTCTGGGTCATGTCAGCAAAAAACTTGATGAGGTGTGGAAGTCATCCGACCTGATTGGTATCACCCCCCGCCTGATCATGCCTGAGCACATCGGTCAGGTATGGGGGTTATTTACTGCAGTAGAGGCGAAAGAACCAGGCTGGCACCTGACACCCGGTGATAAGCACGCAATGGCTCAAATGGCGTTTGGTAATAACGTCAGAAAGTTAGGCGGTCTATTTACTTTCGCCCCCTCTGTGATATCCTATCAACAATTAATTTATGAGGCGATTACGAAATGAAAGACAGAATCAACGAACTTGTTGAAAAATATGGACTGAAAACCGTTGCTGAAGCATGCATGGTTACAGAACGCACTATCCGGCTGGCTATGACTCAGGAAAAACGAGTTATCAGCGAAGTACGCATGATCCGGGCAGAAATCAAACTCAATAAGGTAAAATAATGCAAACATTATACGCTGATGCCACTACCGGTACTATTACCGCTTATCTTAAAGACAGTCCTGTCAGAGCGATTACCCGCAAAAATACAGAAGTTGAACTGACAGTACAATCTGATAACTATGTCATCATTCCTCCCGGTCATCGTGTGCGTGTGCCCACTGGTCTGACAGTCGAAGCCGGAGATACAGGCTATGTGATGCAAACTGCCGGTATGGTTTTCAGTAAAGCCATCACTTTTTGCGATCCGCTGGTAGTGCTGACTGAAGGTGAACTGATCATTGAAGTAATGAATATCAGCGAAGTGAATGTGGGCTTGTACCATGGCGATAAGCTTGGCGATGTGGTTACACTATGAATATTGACTATGAACGGCAGCTTTTTGAAAATACGGTTACTGGTGCAAATCTGACACGTAACATGTCTGGCGGATATGAGTCTGGTGCAACATCTCTTCAGTGGGAAGCGTGGCAACTATGCGCTGAACGTATCCCTGAAAGACGTAGTATGACAGATCCCCGACCAGCTGATGATGAACCTCGCCTGTGCTCCAATAATCGAAACTATTTCCGCATGGGGTTTAATCAGGCGGTCGAAAAGGCTAATCCGTAATATTTACTGACTGAGTGATCCTATGGAACAATTCTATAATTTACTGACCGGCGGACAGGTTGCCTGCTGGCGGACATTTGCCGACCCTGAGCATATGCGCAAGGAACGCGATAAAAACGGTAAACCCGCTTACTGGGGGCGTAATTACACAGGTACTTTTGATCAGGTACGCAATCAACTGCAGTCGGATAACGGCGAGTTATACGGCGTCTATATGGTCATCAATCAGGGTGGTCAGGAAGATTCACTGATTATGATGGCTCGTGCTGTATTCATTGATATCGATGATGGACCGTTACCTGCTACCTGGCATGTCCAGCCATCAATGATTATCAGTCGTAATGACGGTCAGCGGCACCATGCATACTGGCTGCTTAATCCGGGCCATGTGGATATGGGTGTATGGTCAGGTGTCCAGAAACAACTGGCTATGCAGTATAACTCGGATAAGACTATCTATAATCCGAGTCGTGTGATGCGTGTACCGGGGTTTCTTCACTGGAAAGATGTCAGTTGTCCGAAAACATATGAGATTATATACAGTAATGAGTCCTTACGTTACGATCTGCATGTAGTTGCGCAGGCTTTACCTGCACTGAACGCTTCTCCACATCAGGGACCGCAACACCGCGGCGAAGTGATGCTGGAAACAGACGACCCGTACAGTATCAGCAGAGCGATCGCATATCTCAGTAATGCGCGTGCTGCAGTTGAAGGTGAGAATGGTGATCAGTGTGCTTTCGCAACGGCAGCGCGTGTACGTGAGTTTGGTATAAGTGAAACACAGTGTTTACAGTTAATGCTTGAGACATGGAATGAACGGTGTGAACCGCCGTGGGACGTTCCTGAACTCATGCTGAAGATTGCCAATGCATATGCCTACGCATCACGTCCACAGGGCAGTATGCACCCGTCTGTCATGTTTCCTGTGCCTGTGCCGGCCAATGTCCCGCGGCCTTCATCACGTCCACATAAACCTGATATCCCGGGTGGTCGTATACTGGATGTTCATACACAGATCGAATATTTCCGTGGGGTGGTGTATCTGGAAGCACAAAACCGGTTCTTGTGTCCTGATGGTCAGATTATGCGACCGGAGGCTTTCAGTGCGCGTTACAGCGGGTATCAGTTTGCTCTTGATGCGATAGGCGATAAATATACATTCAAGGCACATGAAGCCTTCACGCTTAACCGCGGTCATGATTTTGCGAAAGCCTGGGCACCCTGCTTCAGACCGGAATGTACCCCGGGTCAGCTGATCAATGATGAAGGTGTGGATCTGGTAAACGTATACACGCCGGCATTTATTGAAAAGCACAAAGGTGATGCGTCGCCATTTCTTGCCCATCTCAGGAAACTGTTACCCGATGAGCGCGATCGTACTATCCTTTTATCGTACATGGCATCATGTGTTCAGTTCCCCGGTATGAAATCGCAATGGTGTCCGGTAGTACAGGGCTGTGAAGGTAATGGTAAGTCTTTCCTGGGTACGGCGCTTAGCTATGCTGTGGGGCGGCGTTATACACATGTTCCGGAAGCCTCGGATCTGGAATCACAGTTTAACGGATGGCTGCAGGGTAACTTACTTGTCATCATTGAAGAACTCAAGACTGATGATAAACACACTTTACTTGAACGACTGAAGCCGATGATCACCAATAAACGGATACAGATACAGCAGAAAGGTATCGACCAGTGTACGGGTGATAACCGGGCCAATTTTATCGCTTTCACCAACTATAAAGACGCTGTACCTATCCGCCGCAATGGCCGGCGTTACGCTATGCTTTATACAGCGCAGCAGGCAAAAGAAGATTTAACACGTGACGGTATGCCGCCGGAATATTTCTATAAATTATATGAATGGGCCGATCATGGCGGATACCAGGTCATTGCGTGGTTCCTGAGTAACTATGAAATCCCGGAACAATATAATCCGAAAACACTCTGCCAGCGGGCACCGGAAACATCAAGTCAGAGCGAGGCTGAGGCTGTGTCACTCGGTCGTGTTGAGCAGGAAATTATTGAGGCCATTGAGTCAGAACAGATCGGTTTCTGTGGCGGATGGATCAGCACTTTCTGGCTGACGAAACTGCGTAAGGATAAAGGTATGGAACGGATCATGCCACTTAACCGGTTCAAAAATATTATGGAAGATTTAGGTTATGTTCAGCACCCTGGTATCAATACTGGTCGTGTGAATAATCCGATCGCAATTGAGGGTAAACCGCGGCTGTATGTGGATAAAACCCGTATAGACCTGATGCAACTAAAAGGCCAGGATGTGGCGGATTATTATATGAAGGCTCAACCAGGAGGGTCGTTCATATAAGTATAGCCCGCACTAAGCGGGCTTTCTTTTGCGGAAATACAGGATGTTTGTCAGATAACGTTTTGAAATCTCCATCTTTTCGGCTATCTCAGCTATGGGTAACCCTTCATCATACAGGATACGACACAACTCGATATCATGATCTGTATGCTTCATATTGTAATGGTTATCACCGTGTTTCTTCATACTGATTCGTAACTCTGCCGCTTTATTAGCAATTGACCGGCGATTACGACCGGTCATATCTGCTATCTGCTGAGCGGTATGTGTGGCAGCAAGAGTACGGATCAGATTAACCTCAGCCGGTGTGAATTTCATTCAATTCACCGTATATGATTTAATATAGTTTAGTGTGCCGATCTGTAAACGCTTGGCGTGCCATGTGTGTAACCAGGACCAGCGTGATATACGACGATATACTAAACGCTGAGTTTCCCGGTTACGGACTTCAAGAATGTACATATAGTTATCCCTTAGCGTTATTGGTGATAATGCGCAGTGCACGGCTGATAGCCTGAACCTTATAGGTCATCTCGCCGACATCCTCGATCAACAGCGCCTGTTGTAGTTGCGCGTTAAGTTCTTCCACGCCGTCGAGCAGACACATTAGGCGCACACCTTCAGTGCGGTTAACCTTATCCTGCGCCTGCTCGTTGTGACGGCGTTCAATTTCCTGCCTGATTTCTTCAACTGTAAAATGCGCAAATTCTACCGCCCATGGTTTTGATTCAGGGCAAGAAAGAATACTCTGTAACCGACGCTGACGATCTAACAGGATATGTGTCGATTCAGTTTTCATTTTATTTCCTCCGCTTAGTGGCGACCCCCGCCGCCTTGAGAGTAACTATACGACGGTACGTACATATCGTCAACAATTATTTTATAGGACAGATAATAAAAACCGCCCGGGTGGGCGGTTAGCGGTGTATATGCTTGATTATTAAAGCGTCACATTCATGGTTACTCTTGTGCGTCCACGATTGATTCCTGAATTATTTCCGCCAAATCCATACCAAGCCACTCGTATACGCGTCTCATATCTTCAGGAGGAATAATTCGGTTTCCGTTATCCAGCACCATTACTGTAATTTTTAGCCCCGGTACTATTTGCATCTCGCTTTGTAAAATAACCGTTGGTACTGTCATGGTTTCACCTGCGTTTTAATGCTCATATACTGAACCCATCCCCAAAACCAGACACCGACAGGGAATGTCACCACGGCCAGGATTTTAAAAAAGCAGCTCATAGATTGCCAGATTATTTCCCTGATAGTCATATCAAGAATGTTTTTGAACTCCATGAATTCACCGAATGTGAGTTTAGTCATAACTCCCCATTGCTGAGACATACAGGATACGCAGTTCATATAAGAAAGCGGGTAACCTTTCCGAACAGTTTCGAATGGTTCATCAAGAAAATCATAAATGTTTGGCATCACTACACCTCATTAATACAAAGAAGTCCGATCATTAGAATGATAACTAACGCTACTCCAGGGAATAATGTTAAGGTATCAATAAATATCATCACTACACCTCCCTGTTTTTGGGGATAATGAACGTAGCTGCCCATGGTGTGCCGTTAGGTGAAATATAAAAGTAAAGCGGCCACCAACGTCCAAAGCAGCGCAAAGGAAGACGAAAGCAAATATACCCCCAACGTTTTGTGCTGATATTCACAGCCCAATGCATAGCATTCTCACCATAAATGGTGACCGCACCGAGATTAATATGCCCGCCCATAAAGTTTTCCCACCATGAAAGCGAACGGTATTCCTTCTGATTTAAAAGTGCTCTCTTAACCCACATATCATTCTCCACCTTGTGCTGTTTTATGTGTATCACTGTCAGTGAATACTACGGCTACGCTAGTTGGTTTACCTCCTATAATCTCATCTCGTTTACTGACTACCTGTGTTATATCGGCGTAACCGTAGCCGTAGGGTTCGCCTGGTGGGGGCGGCATCTTGGTATCGATACTGCTGATCCATGCCCATATATGCGCCGGCGCATCAGGATAGTAACCCGTCATCCAGGTGAGATCTGATTTGTTGAGTAAGCGCAGGTCAGACCATCCGCGTCCGGTACCCATCTCCCAGTTGAGTTTACAGCGCACGACAGGACGATCCATGACAGCTATCATTTCATCCTCAGTGATGTCCTGTCCGGTAAGTGTCCGGAACCACCAGCAGAGATCGTACACTGCTAAAGGGCGTGTGTGCTTCCAGAACATATATGGTGTGTGCGACAGCAGATGAAGTTCAGGACTGATGTTCAGATCAACATCCGCTATCACGTCACCTTTAAGCCCGGTAATGGATATCCCTCGTGCCCGGGCCAGTGCTTCAACCTTTGATACAGGAACAGTGTATCCGGTGCGACGGATCAGGAGGCCCCCGTCGACAGCAGCCTGGCAGGCAGCATCGCCCCGTCCTGTGCGTAACGTCTCGGTCGCCCCGTCTGGTAGTGATACCCCGTACCATGTGTCACCGTTATAATATGCCTTGGTTCCGAAAAAAGAACTCAGCTTACGTAAATCAAATAATGGATCAATCAGCCTGACGTAATCGTTTATTTTATTCTTATCCGTGGTAACAGATGTATCAAATATAAATCTGTCATGAGAAAGAGACATTATTAATTACTCCCCGTTTAATTGTAACCGATGTGGATTGTAAAAGATTAACCGGGATACCTTCAGGACATCTGGTACCTTTATGAACGATTTTACTGAAACTGGTTGTCCATGTATGACCTGACTGGCATTTAAAAAGAGAATCACGCGAATTAGTGTTCCCACCGTAATGAAGCATGGTTATTCCCGCTGGGATCCGGTTATGAAGTTGTTCTAAAGTTTGTTTTACGCCCATTTTACACCTCTGTGAGAAGTGTTAATGATATCGTATCGACTGTCTGGGTGCAACAATAAAAAGCCCTGCAATCTGCAGGGCATCATAAACAGCTTTATCGATCAGGGGAGTATATCAGGTTTCGGTGCTGCCCTGATCCGGATTACCGGGCTGTCCGCACGGAAAAGCCCAATACTGAATTTCACATTCCGACGCCCTGAGGGCTGTCCCCGGTATAATATTTGCCAGGCACCATCCGATTACATAGTCCGCACGTAAGCGCTTAACGGGAAAGCCGATATTCATTGTTTCGAACAATTTTACGGCTTCATCTAAGCTGGTTGGCGCTACAGGAGGCAGCACCACGGGATTGGTCAGCCTGGCGCGGAGCTCGTCACGGGAATCTACCAGTTCGGTAATCGTCTCGGCGTTGTGCCGGATTATATCGTTAAGGTAGTCGGCGATGTGTTCCGCATCATCAGCACGCTTACGTTCGGCTTCGAGTTGCTCAATCAGCTTAGGGATTATGCCAATCACTGCGCGACGTAGGTCTAAATCTCCAGGGTTCCGCGCAGAAGCCGTGAGCAGCTCTTTGTACCACCACTGGTCCTTCGAAAACTCATCAGCTTGCCGCGCTGCAATATCAGTTGTCTCAGTCATACGACCTCCCCGGCGCGCAGGAGGGCGGCGTAATCTAACGCGCCATGATAGAAGCCTTTATTACAGGCGGAGTCCATTACGGCGTTCTCGCAAAACACTTGTGCATACTCATCTACACCTTGTGCCTTAATATCGCGGATAGCAGCATCGGTGGCTGGGGTTTCTCTCGTGCCGGCAATCATTTCGCCATCTTCACGAACAAATGCAACGCCAGCTGAGGAAATGGCATCAATGATATCCGCCCAGCGAACAGCGTTGCAGTACATGTCTTTCGCATAGAATTTTTCCGGCACCGTAATAGTGCGAGATTTCAGTGCCGCATTCTCAGCCGCCAGCGCCTGCACCTGCTCATGCAATGCGCCGAACTGTCGAACCAGAAACGCCGCCAGCGATTCGTTTACCTTCATTTTCGCCGGGATGCATTTTCCGGTTAACAAACCCTGCATTTCGTGTTCTGTAATTTTCATTGATTTGTTTCCTTCTGCTGCTCCCACGCCTTAGCCATAAAGTCTTCGCTGAATTCCATTTCAGGAGCTTGTACAAAGGCGATATACGCCTCTTCCTGACAATTGGTGCAATAACCAGAGGATGCAGACAGTGCAGTGAACACGGAATGTCGTCCATTGAATCTGAAGTTTTCAGTTTTATAAAATCATTGTGTCCTGATGCCATTCAGTCAGACCGTGTTTTAATATCTCCGAAAGAAATCGATATCCTCATACCATCCAGAATGATCGCTGTTGAGGTGAACGGTATCTACTGGCATTCTGATACACGCAAAGACAGAAACTATCATTTCGACAAATATAATCGCTGTGCCGAACAAGGCGTCAGACTCATCAGCGTGACCGATCATGACTGGACCACAGCACGTCATAAGTGTGAAAGAATACTGCGCGGCGCATTAAACATGTCGCATGAAAAAGCGGTGAACGCCCGTCAGTGTAAAATTATTGAACTTAGTCGGGAAGAATGTCGGGAATTTTTCGATTTACATCACATTCAGGGTTTTTCTTCAGCCTGTGAAGTACGGTGTGGACTTGTTTCAAATAACAACCTCGTTGCTGCAATGACTT